AGAGGAAGTGACCGGAAAATTCCCTGACCTGGATGCGCTCAAGAAGTCAGAGGAACCGAAAGCCAGGGTGTGCTTGGATGCCTACTACTTGAACGAAATGTGCAAGGTGCTGCGAGACTTCCACAGCATCAAGCAAGGGGAATGTCCCGTCCTTTTCGAGTTGTGGGAGAAGGGCGATTGCATCGTTATGTCGGCCAGGAACGACACAGGCCAGAAGTTGAAAGCATACCTGATGCCGATGGATTTTGACGAGGATGAGTTTCGATTCAGGACTCCAGAGGAACTGGAAAAGGAAGCGGAGCGGAGAGCTAAGGAGCAAGAGGAACAGGACAAAGCTGAAGCATTACGGCAGCACGAACAGGCCGAAGCAGAAGCCCAAGAAGAAAACCCCGATGCCTTGAGCAACATTTACAAGGGTGACGATGTTATGACGACACCCCCGGAGAACGTCGGCCTGAAAGAAGAAGCCCCGGACCCTGCGACAGACGACGAAGATCCTGACCGTCCCGACAGGGGTCTCGCCTCCAGCCACCTCGATGACGAAGCTGAAGATGAATAGCTTTTGCGCTCCACCGATGGGTGGGGCGTGATGGCTAGTCAAGGTGATTAGTCAGTAACCGAGAAGAAAGGATAGGGATTATGTTCACAGTAATTTACAAAGGGCTTCGAGTAATCTGTGACTCGGCAGCGGAAGCAGTTGAGTTTACTGATGCTGCTGACAAGCCACAGGACCAGGCCACCAGGCCACATGAGGCGACAGATCCGGACCTACGATCCGCATCTATTGTAGGTCGGAAGGGCGTATCGCTTGCCGCGATTCGTCGGACAGCGACCAGGAGGAAGGCGACCAAGCCAAACAGGGCCGAGAAGGACCAGCGCAACGCGAAGGCGCGAGCCGATTACCTGGAGAAACATCCAGCAAAGGTCAAGACCACGACGACGACGACGAGCCGATTGGAGGCACTACCGTCGAAGCCTATTGGCAGAGGTCGAGGAAGACCCAAAGGTGATAAGAGAGCCAGGACTTCCCAGGCTGTGATGGACACCTTGAAGCGCAGCCCATCCCCGTTGACGCTGGATGAGATCGACACCGACCTGGAGAAGACTGGCTGGCCTTACAAGGGATCAGATCGGAAGGGCGCGATCCGGGCGACACTGGCACGGCTGAAAGCCAGTGGGACGGTGAGTACCTCCCTGCGTGGTACGGGCAACGAGGCCATGAAGATGTTTCGACTGGAACGGACCAACGGTGAAACGCCATCGCCAGTCGAGCAGGTGTTGAACGGTCCCACCAGTGAAGAACGAGCAGAAGCAGCAGCAGCAGCGGAAGCAGCAGCGGAAGCAGCAGCAGAGTCAGATCCAGCAGGACAGCTCCTCTAGTGGCAACTGCGCCCACCCCTCGGAAACCTCCGGGTGGGCGCGATGGCTACTGGATGGCCCTGAAAGGAAAAAGAAATGAAACCAATTTGCATACCCTGTCAAAGATTCTTCAAGGTAATAAAGAACGACTACTACTTCACTGAGGGGAGTCCAGCTATCCGTGGGACGAACCCAGGAATAGAGGAGAAGGAACGCTGGCAGCCGTACAGGGTGTGGGCCGGGGACCAGTACAAATGCCCTGGTTGTGGTACTGAGATCGTGAGTGGGATTGGGGCAGGGCCACTGGCTATAAAGCACGAACCTGACTTCAAGGAAAAGCATGACACATTGGGCGCAGACAGGCTTCAAGTGAACGGATGAAAGTAAGAATTACTTACACCGTAGAGGTAGACAAAGAAACAAGGCAAGGTATATGGGCCTACCATAATTCAAACCCAGGAATAGCCTCCAGGGAGGACGTAAAACACTGGTTTTGGCTGTTTGGTCAATCCATGCGTGATGACATTCCCGAACCCAACAAAAAGGAGGAATGAATGGACAAAGAACTGATGCCGGGGATCAAGAGACCTATTGATTGGTGGTGGAAAGACAAGTCCTGGTGGCTCTCGGAGAAGCTGTGGAAAGCTCTACTGAAGCCCATCGTGGAAGAGTATCTCCGCAACAACGACCCGGAGAAAGATGATCCGCTGTACCTTGAGGGATTGATGAGCGAGTTTGATTTCAGGGCCCTGGACACGAAGCTGATCGAGTTGTTGCAGTTCGCAGATGAGGCCCAGGAGCGCAACGCGGGGCTGACGAAAACGGAAGGAGAGTGAGGATGCCACCAGTTTATTGGGAGGACGATGAGGACGGAAAGGAACGGGTCAGGGTGGAGTTGTACGAGTCTCCAACACCACCACCGAAGCGCGATTTTGGACGGTACATTTTGATGATGGTCACAGCTGCGCTGACAGCACTCATTGTTAGTTGCTAAAGGAGGAAACGAATGAAGAAGTCAATTCAGATCACAGTGGAGAAGAAGGTGCTGCTTCGGGCCAGGAAGAAGGCTATGGAGAAGGAAACGGTTATCAGCCACATCATTGAGGACTTCCTTAAGTTATGGGTGGACGGCCATTTGCAAGATCCGGAGATATTGAGGGAGATCGTGGAAGAAGCATTATGAAACGAGCGGTGATCTACGCCAGGGTGTCCACGCTGCGTCAGGACGAGTCCATGCAGCTGAACGATCTCCGGGAGCTGGCAAAGCGACACGAGTGGGACGTTGTGACTGAGTACATCGACAGGGGTGTGAGCGGGTCCAAGGAGTCCAGGGAAGAACTGGACAAGATGATGAAGGATGCCACCCGCAAGAAGTTCGATGTGGTGATGGTGTGGAAGTTTGATCGGTTCGCCAGGAGCATGAAGCATTTGGTCACAGCCCTGGAGCAATTCCGTATCTTGGGGATTGATTTCGTGTCTCACCAGGAAGCCGTGGATACAGCTACGCCGATGGGTACAGCCATGTTCGGAATGATTGCGGTCATGGCTCAGTTCGAGCGAGAGCTGATCCGTGAGCGGGTACGGGCAGGGCTCGAGAACGCCAAACGGAAAGGAGTGCAACTCGGCCGGCATGAGACACGGTTCGATGTGCAGGAAGCGATCATCTTGAGGAGAGAGGGTGTTTCGTGGGGGGAGATCTCCAAGCGGTTGGGGGTTTCCAAGACTGTGGTTTACAGACGTTTACAAGGGGAGGGGAATGAAAGCTGAGTTACTCAAGTGGCTCAAAGGAAATAATACCCGGAAGTGTGTTGAGTGTGGTCGCACCTTCTCGTCGAGATATCCAGGCCACATCATTTGTTCGATTAAGTGTTTAGGAAAGTGGGTTAAATGAAATTTTACCAAGGCCAAAGAAGTATGAATGAATTATCAGTCTGCGTGAATGGACGAAGGGATCTACCGCTGAGACACATCAACCTCCATTCACCGGACGGATTTGAGTGGGGCTACGGGGGCAGCGGTCCTGCGGATCTGGCTCTCGCTATCCTGGTGGACTTCCTGGAAGAAGATCCGAAAAAAGTCCTAGGGGGCCACGGAGGGGAAAAGTCAGCAGCGGTCCATGCTCACCAACGGTTCAAGGACAAATTCATCGTGGGATTGCCGAGAGAACACTGGCGGCTGACAGAAGATGAAATCAAGAAGTGGTACTACGATGTGATCGGTGCGCTGTGTAAGGACTGTGGGCAGGGGATGAAGGAGTCTGATGGTTGTCGCCTGTTCGGGATCCCGATGAAGGATGGGACCACGGCCGATCCGATCAAACACGGAGAAGAAACGAGATCGGATTGGGGCCGTGATGGAAAGCGGTGTCACGACTGTGGAGCGAAGCCGGGGCATTACCACCACCCAGGCTGCGACGTAGAGGAGTGTCCCGGCTGCGGGGGCCAGCTTTGGGGCTGCGAGTGTGTGCTGACTGACAAAGAACTGGACGCAGATAAACCCCGTCTAATCGGGCGGGACGGTACGCCTATCTAGTGATGTTCCGCTCTTACTGTGACGTTCAGATCTAACATTCCCCCGGCGCGATGCGCGCCGGGTCCTATTATGCAGCCTCTTCCGGAGGCTCGTCAACGACCGCTTCCGGAGCCGCAGCGGGAGGCCGTGGGTTCCCCAGGAGGACTGCAGCCTCCTGCATGAGCTGATCTTCTATTCTTCGGTGATCGCTGTTCATGCGGGAATACCGCTCCAGCCATCCCTTCAGTTTATTGCTAAACAGCCTCTCCTCGAGTAAGTTCCGATCATAGCTCTCCTTTTGCTCCAGCATCAGCCTGGAGAGCGAGTCAACGTCTTGGTGTTCGTGGAGCTGGTCCGAGCGATCGGACTTCACAAGGGATTGCTCTTTGCCGGTGTCTTCGGTCATCAAGATCCTCCAAAGAAATTGACGGAGTTTACGGCGAACCCACAAAGTACATGAAGAAACTAACATTCCCCCGTCCTATAGGACGAATCGGAGTGTATCAAAACTGCACCTTCTTTTCATGGTTGTCATCGAAGTACATCTCCAGGGGCCAGAGGTGATAGTCGTGGAATCCGCGGCCGAGTTTGATGCGGATCCGCTTCTTCATATACCAATATCCACCCCATGACAGCTGCAGGGCCTTGAGGCAGTCAGTAGGCCTCTTTCTGTATTTGACTCTCAGCTTGAACAACTTGAGCTCAACGGGGGTCAGCACCCGGGCAGCGACACTGTCGAAGTCGAAGACGTAATCCATCATCCTGGGGTCCTCGGCCAGCTGGCCGGGATCGGCCTCGGATAGAACCTCGTACTGGACGAAGCACTCGATGAAGATGTGGGTCGCTGCGCGTTTCGTAACGGCGCAGTTATTCTCTGTCAATCGTCAATATCATCCAGGAGGCTGGCGAGTTCGTCTTCGAGGGGAACGGCTTCCTCGAAGGGTTGAGCATCGGCCTGGTCCTGTGTCGAAGGCGGTGGCGCCGACTTCGATATTGGCGACCCACTGGTGGGCGATTGGTCCTGATCTGTGGGTGGAGATTCCGGTGACCCACTAGTGGGTGAGAGCGGAACATTTTCCGGTTTGGCGGGAATGGATTTATGCAGAGAAAAGAGGGTAGGAGAATCGTGATTTTCATGCGATTCGACGAGCAATTTGGCGAAAAACATACCGAAGTGTTGCTCTGTCATAGGGTTAGATGTGTGCCTGTGGAAAACGGTGAAAGGTCCCAAAAACACCTTTCACCATTATTAATCGTTGATTCTTTAGGGGTTAAGAGGATAAAAAGGCGTGGTGCAAGGGGGGGGGTCAAGAGTTTCTTACTACATTCCTCTAAACCTTTTCCTCTTCTCTCCGGTAAGAAGTTACAAATGGGGGGGGGACCTTTCACCATGTCTGTAAGTTCTTTGTTGTCTATCATCAATTTGGTGAAAGGTCTAAAAAGTGGTGAAAGGTGTCTTAACGAGTTAAAACAAAAAAGTACACTTACAGCCGGACTTTATTGCTCAAATAAATAGTTTGCTCTAAAAGCATGCACCCCTTTCACCATTTTGGTGCGAAGGGTGAAAGCTATTTCATTAAAGTTTTTATTTGACTCGGAAAGTACCCTCTGATTTCGGCTCATTTCGCTCCTATTTCGCTCCTATAAAAATACGGAAGATTCCGTATATATGCAAAGAACGATGTTCTAACAGTCCCTGCTAACAGTCCCCCGGAGCCGTTGTTCTCTAACATTCCCCACTCGTGGG